CTTCTATACCGATCCGAAAAATATCAGCTCAGCAATGTCTAACATATAAACTCATTCCACTCGATTTCGGTGCATATTTTGCTGTTTTTAGCCGGTTTAAGCCTATTTTTACTGACACGATCTCCCTTAATTGTCCCTAAAGTCTTCCTTAAGTCCCCGAAGATCACGTATTTTAGTAACAAACAGCCTTTTTACCGGTAAAAATAGCCAAAAATCTGCACACAAACTTTCAAACTGTCCGTATTTCTGTGATATTTTCGCCAGAAGTTTTCTGAAAGTCTTGGTATTCGTGGTCTACAGGGCATTTTATGTAAAATCTTTCGCTGAAAGATTGAAAGATTGAAAGATTTAAGATTGTCCGGGTTTTACTAGCGAGAATGGCTCAAATATTGCCGCTACGCTCCGATAAGCCCTTTTAAGCACCGATAACCCCGCTTAATACCGATAGTGCCGCCTTACTACCGAGGTGCCCAGCTTACTACCGAGGTGCCTTAAATACTTATCCACAGGACTTTATCCACAGGTAAAAAGTGTTCTTTTGAGTTAGATTAGGCCAGCCAGTTCAGTCAAGGGCTAAAGCCGACTGACTAGCCTAAACTAAAAGCCTTTTTTATATATAAGAAGCAATATGATGTAAGTACATGATATATAACAATTCTACCCGTCACGTTTATGTCGGCCAGCCGTCATAATTTGTGCAAGATTAGGACAATAATAATAGAAAAAATGTCGTAGTAACGTAATAAAGGTTGACTGATTATGGCGTATAACCGTATTATGATTGTCACTTAAACGAAAATAAATGGTTAAAAAATGTCGAGTGATGGTAATACAGAGAATTTAACTGAGCTGCGTAGAGGGTTTCAAGTTTGGGATTACAACCCAAGCGCATCAAAAGTTAGACTAAATTCAAAAGAAACCACTATAAAAATAGAGCACGGCTCTAAAGTTTTACTTATCAATGGTGATACCAGTGAAGTTTTAGGGGAAGGAACAGCTGCGTTTTTAAAGAAACATATTGTTGATGATGAACAGTTCATGAAAGTTTATGTAGGGCAACTTGACATAATGTTTAACCTTTCAAAAACTGGCCAGCAAATATTCCAAATAGTTTGGGATATAATTCAAAAAAGTAAGGATAAAGATCAAGTCATGCTAAAACCAGTAATGGCTAAACTGCTAGATAAAAAGATTTCAGAGAGGACATTTCAGCGGGGAGTAAGAGAGTTACTTGAAAAAGAGTTTATTTATATGGGACCGATTGATGGACTTTATTACATTAATATGAGCATATTTTTCAATGGCAATAGAATCATTGCAGCAACTGAATATATCCGAGGTAGCGCGTTAAACAGGCTTGATTCTAAGGTTATCGAGATAGGTGAATAGCATGAACTGGATGACTCACTACTTCAAAGGCTATTGCATCGGCTTCATTGCCAACGGCTTAATTATTGAAGCCATCAGCGTTTATTTTACGGATAACTATGTACCGTTATTTACAGTTAAGATTTTAGGTATCTTTACATTGACATATTGGATAGTAGTTATGCTTGTAAACTTTTTTAGTTATTTGGAAAGCCAGTAAACTGTAAACCATAAAAAATACAAGGTATTTTTACGTGGGTTTACTAAAAGCGGCTAATATTTTATATAAACCATAATAAATACAAGGTAGTTTTAATCGGCACTCATTGCCGATGGGTATTTCTTAAGAATATCGATATTGACGGAAAATAAATTAAATTAAGGTTTAAATAATTTTAGGTGACTTTACTATTCAGCAACCACGCTGGATAAGGACCGACTACTTCGCATAATCACTATTATGTTAAATTTTTAGTAAAAATTTAAAGTATTATACTGATTAATAATAGCTTTTTAATATAACTCAGCGTGAAGCCCTTATAATTTACGAGGCTATTAAGGGGCAGCTATACCCTAAATCCCAAGTAGCCTGTTTGACTTATGCCAAACAAGCTGGTAGGAAAATTCAATTTTTTTGTGCTTTACTAGCCGCTCGCATATCTCTAGCCATATTTTCTAAAAGATCCGGTACTTTATCAATATATTCCTGATCAGTGGTTACCACAGAAAACCCGGTACCTGATTTTCCATTGCAAACTAACAGCAATACAAATTCAGCCTGCAACTCATCACGCATAAATTCACATTCTGTATCGTACTTGCCGCGTTCTTCTATCATATCAATGGCTATCCTTTTTTCTTACGGATTTGAAATATTCTTCACATTCCTGAAACCAAGATTCCAATAGCGCAATACCCGCTTCCTCGTGTTCCATCTATCTTCTATTGTATTCAAACCACAATCCCCCTTCGTAAGCGTGCCCTCACTTCGTGTAATTGTGGCAACGCATAATTGGTTAATAGTTCTAACGACTCATCATAGCTTTCGACGTTATCCAGGTACATTTCAATATTCTTAATTGCCGCGTCAATCTGATCAGACATCTTTATAGACCCTGAGATTGATGCCGGTTCTATTCCTTCAAGCATAGCGTAAACTCCAAAAATTTCTTACACGCACAAAAAAGCCGCTTGATACGCAAGCAACTTTAAAAATTAATTGAAGTATAACCGCTAAAAACCACAAAAATCCACTTGCAAATAAACAGCTAATTGTATATGTTAGACAAATACTGTCCACCAACAGACACTAGAATGGTAGATATCCAAGAAACCGTGCTGCACAAAAACAATAAACCGTACCAATTAATTGAAGGTATACGTCATCGTGCGTCAGATGCTTTCAAAAATACCGAGTTTCTAAAGGCAAACAACCTGCCCTTTGCTAGTGTAGAAACGGCTAAAGAAGAAGCCAAAGAGATTTTTCTTCGTGCTGAAAATGCCCAGCCGGCTCCGACGTCACTCAATGCAGCAAACTACCTGAAGACCTTGTTAGATCAATACGATTTTGATACGGCGAAGCAATCGAAAAAGATGCGCTCGTATATCGTAACGAAGTTGGTTCAATTTTCTGAAGACTCCAATAAAAACTTGGCACTCAAAGCCCTCGACACGCTTGGGCGTGCGTCTGAAGTCGGGCTGTTTACGACAAAAATTGATATCAATATTAATACCAAGCCCACCGAAGATCTGGAACGAGAGATCCACAACATCTTAAAAGGCTACAACATCGATGTGTTGGAGGGGCAATTATTAAAGGTAGAGGGGCAACTTTCGTTAGAGCGTGAAATGCTTGAAGATGCCGAGTTGGAAGGTGATTTTGTCGATATTGACGAAGACGATGATCCGATCAGCTAATGAAATAGCCCTGCCCGTTCTCACATTTGCGTGGGTAGTAGGCTTGTCGTTGATGTCAGGTTTGGCAACCTATTTTAATAGACTATGCCATGGTGAAAAGTTGGCTTCTCCCTACATAACCTTTTTTATGGATTTAATTTACTGCCAGATGGCCGGTTTAATTACGTACTTCTTGGCGATATCCGCAGGCTCAGATGGCTTGTTAACAGCAGCGTTGGTATCAGCGGGCTCACACATGGGTGCGAGATTGATTTTTGCCGTGGAATCGTTAGTGATGAAAACGGTAGATACCACTTTGAAAAGTAAGGAACCTTAATGAAACGAGTGCTTATCCTTAGCTTACTACTGCTACAACCTGCGATAGCCAAAGACGCAAAGAAAGAAAAGTTAAATTGTGAACGTCTACAAAAGCAGTATTACAGTGCCGTAAAACAAAAATCACCCACGCGGCATAAGCTGGCTGAGACACTTTGGGTTAAGTGTGGGGTATAGCCGTTATGACTAAATCATGAGTAAACCACGATGATCAATAGCCGAAAAATTGAAGATCTCACGCCCGTATTAGCACTGCTTTGCAAACAGTTTATCGATGCTTGTGCCGAAAAACACATTGATATCCTGATCACGTCAACGTACCGTGATTTTGATTGCCAAGCTGAATTATATGCCCAAGGTAGAACGAAGTTAGGTCGGCGTATTACCAATGCCCGTCCAGGCTATTCCGCACATAATTTTAAACGGGCCTTTGATTTCGTGCCGCTGGTTAATGGCAAAGCGGATTGGAAAGACATCAACACGTTTAAGCGGTGTGGTGAGATCGGTAAAGCCTTAGGACTTGAATATGCCGGTGACTGGAAGACCTTTCGTGAGTATTGTCATTTTCAGTTCTTGGAAGGTAAAACATTGGCACAACTACGCGCGGAAAAAGCTGATGGGTAATTGTATAGCAAGCTCAAGATACAATCAGTTTGCAACCCAATGCTTCCACAATCTTGGTAATCGTATCAAAACGGGGATTACTATTATCAGACAGCGATTTATAAAGACTAGCTCTCGATACGCCTGCCTGTTTAGCAACTTCAGTCATACCTTTAGCACGTGCAGCAGTAGACAAGGCATGAATAAAATCAGATATATCGCCTGTATTCGCCGATTCTTTAAGGAACAGTTTAATGTCTTGATCAGTTTTAAGGTAGTTTGCTACATCAAAAGGGGTAATAGTTTCTTTCATAAATTAATCTTCCAAGTTAGTCAAAATAGTCTTAGCTTTATTAATGTCACGGCTTTGGCTAGATTTATCACCGCCTGCCAAAAGCAATACGATCTCATTATTCCTAAGTGTGTAGTAAATACGAATACCAGCACCAAAAGTGAATTTCAGTTCAAACAAGTTATTAGACAGCGATTTATATTCCCCAAAGTTTCCGTTACTAATACGATCAAGCCGAGCACTAATCTTACTAATAGTGATGGGATCTTTAAGATTATTTATCCAATTATTGAATGTTTGGGTACTTTGCAGTGTGTATTTCATACCTATATTGTATCCTACAGGAAACAAATGTCAATACCACAAAGCCTACTTTTGGGGGTTAAGTAAGCGGTGTCAACGCTTGATCAAATATCCACGGAAGACAGAGTTCGCTTAGAGGTTTTACTCGCTGAGGTAAAGCGTAGACGGCACCGCGAGGAATGCCAGAAAGATTTTCTGACTTTTGTTAAACACATGTGGCCAGATTTTATTAGTGGTCGTCATCATAGCAGGATGGCCTACGAATTTGAGCATTTGGAAGCCGGTGGGGATGGCAGGTTAATTATTAATTTAGGGCCAAGACACAGTAAAAGTAAATTCGCTTCTGTGTTTTTACCCGCGTGGTACTTAGGTAAACATCCTAATCATAAAGTGATTCAATGTTCGGTGACCGCTGAGCTTGCTGTGGGCTTTGGTCGTGAAGTTAGAAACATGATTGATTCAGAAGCTTATAAGGAAATATTTCCTGATGTAATTTTACGGCCTGATAGTAAAGCCGCTGGACGCTGGGCAACCAATAAGGGGGGTGAATATTTTGCAGTTGGCGTAAGTGGCTCGGTGACTGGAATGGGTGCAAATTTATGCCTAGACAAGGACACAATTATACGTGTTAATGGTAATGAAATAAAGGTAGGTGACGTAGAGATACCTAGTTATATAAGCTCTTACTATAACAACCAGAGGATTACTAAAAAGTCATTAACGATTCATAACGATAGTATTAAGATTAACGACGATGTTATAGCCTCATTAAATCACCCATTTCTTACAAAAAGAGGATGGGTTGAAGCGGGAAAGCTAAATATTGGAGATAAAATTTTAACTAAATCATTATGGAGAAAACTATGGGGATTAACAGCCCGTCTAGGCAACCAACCAGAAAAGCATGGAAAAGTATGATGGATAGATGCTACTTACTAACAAACAAAGACTATCCAAATATAGGGGGGAAGGGAATTATTGTATGCCCTGAGTGGCATGAGTATAGCCAGTTTTTTATGGATATGGGGGAAAAAATAGCAGAATATAGGGGGGTTAAAGCTGCTGCACTAGCTACAGGACTAAAACAAGGAACAATATCGAAATGTCTATCAGGTGGCAATGATACCGCAGGAGGATTTCGTTGGGAATACAGAGAACCCTAAATTGGGTAACAGCTAATCTATTTGGGTATCTCAAGGTCAATAAGCTTGAGATATCTAATAAGCCTACTGATATGGTAGATATAACCGTTGAGCCTTCGCATGAGTTTTTAGTAAAGTGTGGGGGCAACTGGATAAGGACACATAATTGTATAATTGATGACCCGCACTCAGAACAAGATGCCATACAAGCGATATCATCCCCTGAGGTCTATGATCGAGTATTTGAATGGTACAAATCAGGTCCCCGTCAACGACTACAACCGGGAGGAAACATAATTTTAGTCGCTACCCGATGGTCGAAAAGAGATTTAACAGGACAACTATTACTTGATCAGGCTAAAGGTGGCGAAAAATGGAAGCACATAAACTTCCCTGCCATATTGCCCAGTGGTAAACCGTTATGGCCGGAGTTCTGGTCGCTTAAAGCTTTATTAGCGACTAAAGAAGCGATTTCACTACAAAACTGGAACGCTCAGTATTTACAAAACCCCACTTCGGAAATGAGCGCAATCGTCAAGCGTTCAGATTGGATGCGGTGGGAGGATGAATACCCGCCTGAACCGGAGTTTGTATTACAGACCGTGGATACTGCATTTGAAAAAAACCAGCGTGCTGATTACAGCGTTATAGCAACGTGGGGCATCTTTTATCAAGAGGATGAAGATACCGGTATTGAGCAGGCAAACATTATTTTAATGAATGTCCTGCGTGAGCGATGTGAGTTCCCCCGCTTAAAAATCATGATCGCTGATGAGTGGCGTGAGTATCGGGCCGATAAGTTACTCATAGAAAAAAAGGCAAGTGGCTCACCGCTTATCTATGAATTACGGGCTGCCGGTATTCCTTGCAGTGAGTTTACACCCAATCGGGCCACGGGTGACAAGGTAGCAAGACTATCAGCAGTGACCGATGTATTTGCCAGTCATCGAGTTTGGGCACCGTATCGAATGTTTGCAGATGAACTTATTGAAGAAGTGGCCAGTTTTCCAAACGGAACGCATGATGACCAAGTGGATTGTGTCAGCATGGCCATTGCCTATTTTAGACAAGGTGGATTTATTAGAAACACCATGGATGAGCCTGAAGAAACCCAGTATTTCAAGTCCAAAAGAACACCGGCATATTATTAATTTTTAGGAACGATCATGTCTATTGAGAAAAGTTTAGCACAACCCCCTTCAGCACAAGGTATCGCTGCCATTGACCCAGAGCCACTAGAAATAGAAGTTGTAGATCCTGCTGAAGTCGTTATTAAAAAAGGCCGAAAGAAGTTAGTTATCAAACCTGAAATCGACCCTGAAGAGTTTAGTCAGAATTTAGCAGAGATTGTATCGGATGCGGCATTGCAATCAATTGCCGGTGAATTAATTACGGGCTTTGATGATGATATCAACTCACGAAAAGAATGGCTTGACGCTTACATAAAAGGCATTGAGCTACTGGGTATCAGTTCGATGGAGACACGAACAGAACCGTGGGAAGGCGCGTGTGGGGTAACGCACCCCTTATTAATTGAGGCGGTTTCCAAATTCCAAGCCGAAATAATGACGGCGACTTTCCCCGCAATGGGACCTTGTAAAACACAAATTATTGGTAAGCAGACAGAGGAACTCAAAGAGTCATCCCAACGGGTTCAGGAAGACATGAACTATAACCTAACGGAGGTAATGACGGAGTTTCGACCTGAACATGAAAGAGCCATGTTTGGCTTAGCTTTGTGTGGCAATGCGTTTAAAAAGGTCTACTTCGATCCAAGCTTAAATCGTCCGGTATCCATGTTTGTCCCCGCCGAAGACGTTGTTGTGCCGTATGGTGCTAGTAGCTTAGAAACCAGTGAACGTATTACCCATGTGATGCGTAAAACAAAAAACGAGATCTATAAGCTACAGTACGAAGGCTTTTACCGCGACATTGAAATTGGTGATCCTACTCATTTACCCGATGATGCTGAAAAGAAAATTGCTGAGAAGATGGGCTTTAAGTTATCCAATACCGAAGAACGCTACAAATTATTGGAAATGCAGGTCTACCTTAATTTAGAAGGTTTTGAACATAAGGGTGAAGACGGGGAAGAGACAGGGATTGAACTGCCCTATATCGTAACGATTGATCGGGGTACCATGAATGTACTGGCTATCCGTAGGAATTGGGAGCCTGATGATAAGAAATTTATTAAACGCGAACACATTGTTCACTACGGCTATGTACCGGCTTTTGGCTTTTACTGCTTAGGGTTAATCAACTTAATTGGTGGTTTTGCTAAATCAGGTACGTCTTTAATTCGTCAATTAGTTGATGCCGGTACTTTGAATAACTTACCTTCAGGCTATAAGACCCGCGGGCTGCGCGTGAAAGGTGACGACTCGCCACTATCACCGGGCGAATGGAGAGACTGCGATATAGCAAGTGGAATGCTAAAAGATAATTTCATGCCCCTCCCCTACAAAGGCGCAGATCAAACTTTATTCGCATTACTTACTTCCATTGTTGAAGATGGTCGAAAACTAGCCGGTAGTGCGGATCTAGCCGTATCGGATATGTCGTCTAATTCACCGGTCGGCACAACACTGGCGGTATTGGAACGTACCTTAAAACTGATGAGTGCTATACAAGCCCGTGTTCATTACTCATTAAAACGTGAGCTACAGTTAATACGCAATATCATCCGTGATTACACGCCGACAACGTATGCT